CTTCTTCATCTTTGTCATATGCATGTAAAGTTTTATGAAAGGTAAAAGGTCCTTTTACAATTCCAGTTCCTAATAATACTGATTCAAATATTGCATTTCTTAATTCACTAGAGCCATTTGATTCTTCTATCTCATCGTGAATAAGTCTTTCCATTCTACGAGCTGCTATTTGAGCTGGTTTTATTTGAGCCATATTTGGCATAGGTGCAGGACCTTCTTGTAAATCTGCACCTTCATACTCTTTCTTAAGAGATGCTAAAAAATCTTCATTTAAAGATTCAAACGTAGTTCCAGGCTCTAAGGCTTTCCCATCCCCTTCAAAACCAATTGGAGTAGCCATTGGTGTTGGGGCAGGAGTCTCTGTACCCATTCCCATATTTCCTTCGATAGTTGGGTCGGGTTGCTGAAGACCGTCACCTAGCTGCTCTTTTAGGGGATTGAGATGTGCAAAAGTTGCTACACCTTCTGGTATTTTAGTTTCTTCTACGGAGATGGGAAACTTGTTGGCAGAAAACAGAACATCCGTAATTTGTCCGTAAGCTGCTAATACTTTGGTTTTTGTTACTTTTACAAAGACCCTAGACTTTTCATGGTCTCTAAATTTAACATTTTTATAATATCTTCCACGATAATTGTGGTAAGCTTCTAACCATCTGTCTTCATCACTCCTACGAGCAGTTTCGCAGTCATAAAATCTTCTATAGATATAAGAGGAAAGTTTAGACTTTTCCTGCTCTTTTTCCATTTCTTCTGCTGACATTGGTTCGTCTTGTGTACTATCTTGTGTATAATTTACCATAGTTCCCCTTAATATTGTGTATATCCCTGTATTCTATTATACAGTCATTATTTAGGTTTGTCAAGTAATTTTTTCGATAAATATGGTAATAACCATTTATTATCTCTTAAAACTTGAATTAAATGATTAGATAGGCTATTTACCACTACTTCTTCGTCATTATCGCTAGATAGTGGTTGCCCATCTGTATTAAGTGACGAGATATAAACACAGGCGTGAACTATCTCGTGTACTAATGTATTTGCTTCGTCTATATCAGAAAGTCCAGGCTGTATCTCAATCATGTTCTCTCTTTGAGTATATTGACCATAACAGTCTGTCATATTAGATTTTTTAAACTCAGGTGCTTGTACCTTCAGTTCAACATCTGAATAACCTATTTTAACAGTCTTACCTTCTAAACAATTTTTACTATTTATCTTCTTCATTACCAAATAAGTACTCCTCTTTACTATTTCTAAAATTAAATGATTTACTTGTATCTATATCTGTTGAGTCTTGTCTACACCATTCTCTAAATCTATCTTCTGGTCCACCCATATCATTTAAACGAAATACCTTATAAGGTTGGAATACTTGTTCTATGTTTCGTTTCTTTCTGTATTTTAATAAATCTTCATACGACATAACCATATCGTAAACTTCTTTTGTTTTTTTATTTCTAAATGTATATATTGGCACTATGTAAAATACTTTTTTAAAACACTTAGTTCATCATCATACTTAGCTATAACTTCTAATTCTTTTTCTATAGCTTCAAGAACATCTGAATGTTCTCCTATACCTACAGCTTTTTCTAAGTATATATCTACATTAGCACAGTGCTTTTCAATATGTCCTTCAGCGTGTGCTATTAAACTTTTTATTATTCTATCTTTCATAATTAATATCCAAATGTTGGGTCACTAGGTGTAAATCGTTTTAAATCGCCCATCTCTCTAAATGTACTAGGCATTCTAGGTCTAGACATAATTAGATATCTTAATGCATCATATGCATGGTCAGATGCTTTTGTATCAACATCTTCAGGTCTATTAGGGTCACAAGGAATACTTTGTAACTCTCTAATTAAATTTACACAGTTAGACATAATCTGTAATCTTGGTCTACCTGTACTATTATTTGGTTTTAACTTTTCGTGTATTTGTATTTTACCTTGTATTCTATTTTTATCTGCTGGTCTAAGTTTATGTCCAGCTCTTACTAAAGTTTCACCAACTGTAGGACCTGTTGTTCCTGTTCTGTTCCACGCTGCAGTATCAAGAACACCTTGTATACTTTTGCGTTCATCTTTTTCCATTTCAGTTATAACTTCTGCAAGGTCTTCACCTGTTAATCCTTTTTGATACAACTCTCTATAAATTATAATTGTATCATCTTCTGGGTCAATAGTAGCCCATATACAAGCTGACTCTGCTGCATAACCGTAGTCAATACCTTTGTACCTCATCCAGTGATAAGGTATTTGAAATGGAGGTATAATATGTTTCTCAGTATCAAACTCTGCGAAGGCTGCACCTTCTGCAACATCCCAGTTACCTTCCATTAACTGTTTTCTTTGTACTGGTGGTAGTGATGCTAACATCTGTTCGTATCTACCATCTTCTGCAAGATAAGGGTTATCTTCTAGTCTTGCAGGTATAAACTTACGAGTTAGTCCATCTGAACCTTTAAAAGCTTCATTAGGTGGCGATGGGTCAAGATATCTCTTTTTTACCCATTTTCCGCCGACTCCTCCAGGGTTTGCAGTACACCGAATATAAGTTCTAATCTCTGGGTCAGTTGTTCTCAATCGTGATTGCAAGTACTGAAGTGGAAACTCAGTCGGATACTGAGTTAGCTCGTCTATTCCAATCCAACTATAAGCTTGTCCTTGATACCTATATACATCAGCATCTCTGTCCAGGTATCCAAACTCAAGCATAGCCCCGCTTGGAAATCTCCAAATCTTTTCTACTTCTCTAAACTTTGCTCCAGTAAAAGCTTTTGGATAAAGTTCTCTTGATTTATCTATAAGCTCTCGTAGTTCTGGCATAGACCTTCTAAGTAATAAAGCTCTATGGCTTGGTCTATGCATAAACCGTAGTGGGTCAACTAGCATTGCATATGACTTACCACCACCTGCAGCTCCACCATATAACACATCTTGCTCTGGTGCAGCTAAGAAATCTGTTTGTGGTCCACTGTTTGGTTTAAAAACAATAGACTCTTTGTTCTCATCTATAAACTCTTTTACCTTTGTAGGTAAGTTTTCTTTTGTAGTATCTGTAAGAACAGGCGAAGTTAAAGCTTCTTTTTTGTTTTTTAACTTACCACGCTCTTGTGATAGCTTTACTTCTAGCTTTTCTATCTTTTTCTTTTTAGCTTTCAACTCACGAGCTGCTTGTAATCGTGCTTGATGCTCTCGAGTTAGATGTCTTGGACTACTAGAACCCTTTGGTCTACCTCTTTTTTTCTTAGGCGGTTCTTCCATGTTTAGATAATAATCCGTTCTTGTTTCGTTCTTTGTCTACAATCTTCTTTAATCCTACTGCTGACATACCTCTACCTGTTTTATATTGTAGTTGTTCTGCAGCCCCTCGAAGAGATAGAGAGCCGTTTAGTATGTAACCTTTAACTTCTTCTAACGCTTCGAGTTGTTCAGGGATAGGTTCTAGAAATCCTTGGACTTCTTCTGATTCTTTATAACCAAATGGTATTGTTGAAGTTGTTCTACGCTTCAGTGCCATTGTCTTCTACTTCTCCATCTATAATTTTTATGTCTTCTTTATCTGGTAACAAAAAAATACCACCTGTAACACTATGATTAACGTCAACTCTTTCTCTTTTACTGATGCCAACTCTATCTAATAAAGTTTGGGCGGCTTGTAACTTAGCACCGACTTGTGGTATGGGAGCGTCACTCTCAAGAACATCTACTAGTTTAGCCGCCGCTTTGGGAGCACTGTGAGCAAGTATGCTATTTGCAACATCTACTACCTCTTCTTTGAGGGAATCTAGAACAGCATAGTATGATGTTTGTTCATATCCTGCTATTGTTAGGGCTTGTCGTGCATCTCCATGGGCTTCGCCAGCAAGAGCTGACAAAAACTTCTCTTGCTTTTCTGTTAGTTTTCTTTTTCTTTGTTTATCTGTTGTTTGTAAAAAACTCATATACCCCTATTATACCATCTAGTTAACAAATTGTCAAGAAAAAAATAATAAAAATAATCATTGACAAAACCGTTATTAGGGTGTATAATAATATTAGTCCCCCTGGGGGCGGTTATATACCTAGTATACACTATATAAATATAATTAGTTAACA